ATTATCATTAGGATACCACGTATCATATTTAAAAATCCAGTATATACTTACTCCTACTGCGACCAGTAGGATTGCGATCATTATATTTATTGACCAGACTACTTCACTCATCTACTTTAAGATTAAAAATAACTAACCAAGCAAGCGACAGAACAAGTATAAGAAATACTCTAATCGAACTTGGTGATGTGTCAATCACGTGATGTTCTCTTCTTGTTCTGCTAACAAAGTAAGGTCTGATGTTGGGAGAGCAACGCAAGTGAGGACAAATCCTTCTTCCATCTGATCATCATCTAAGAATGATTGCTCCTCTTGATTGACTGTACCTTCACCTTCTATCTTCATAGCACATGAAGAACAAGCACCAGCACGACATGAATAGTCATGATCTAAACCTGCTTCTTCTAATGCATCTAAGATAGTAGTGTCCTCATCACACTCAAAGGTGTCAACTGTACCATCGGTCTGTTTTAAAGTTATGGTTGCCATGTTTCAAATTTAACAATAACACCTTATTTAGATGTATCCTATCACTTGACAAGGGTGATGAATCAATATCAAGACATCTTTAACCACCTCTGGTGGTACTATTATAGCATACCCTATACCCATATTGAAAGTGGTTCTCATATCTTCTTCAGGTATTTCACCAGCAATCTTAATCTTATCAAAGACTTCTGGTCTTGGCCAAGAGTTCCAATCAATGTGTGCTTCCAATCCATCAGGAATAACTCTAGATATATTCTCTAGCAATCCACCACCTGTGATGTGTGCCATACCTACGATAGGTACCTCTCTCAACAAACGTTTAACTACATCTGCATATATTCTAGTCGGAGTAAGTAACTCAGGCATATCTCTATACTTTATCTTCTGTCTCCATATAAGTTCATGGATCAAACTATACCCATTACTATGCACTCCACTACTTTCTATACCAACAATAACATCCCCCTTCTTAATAAGACTACCATCTATAATCTCATTCTTTTCTACAATACCTGTACAGAATCCAGCAAGATCAAGATCATCATCATATGTTGGTGGTGGTGCAGGTCTAGGATGTTCAGCAGTCTCACCTCCAATGAGTTCCATACCTGCTATCTCACATCCCTCAAGAACACCTTCCATAATCTGATCTATGATAGGAGATATCTTACCAGTAGAAATATAATCTAAGAAGTATAAAGGTTTAGCACCAGATGTAATCACATCGTTGACACACATGGCAACGAGATCAATACCTATAGTAGTAAATTCTCTATTGATCTTTGCAATATTAATTTTAGTGCCAACACCATCAGCACCAGATACTAAAACAGGTTCCTCATATCCAGAAGGAACCTTAAACATACCACCAAATCCACCGATGGCAGGTGCTTTTAATTTGAGTCTCTCTACAAAAGCATTACCTGCTTCTATATCAACACCACTATCTTTGTAATTCATAACGGAGGGTATTCAGATTCTATATTAAGTTCGTCTTCATTGCCTGGATCGAACTGTTCACACAATCGTGCTACTTGTTTTCTATCTAGTCCTGCTAGTTCCCTAGCATTATCCAATGCCTTGTAAATACATTCTCGATCAGAGATAGGTGCGTTAATCTCCCACCCCTGATCATCATAATACTTCTTACCTTTAGTAACAGATGCCTCTACATGTGCAAGATCTTGTACTGTAGATGGATTGACATAATTATGCTTCGACATGAATAACTCCCTTCATACCAGCACCTGCATGAGGTTCGCATTGAAACTCATACTCACCTGGAGTATCAAAAGTAACTGTAAAAGTTTCACCAGCAGTGAAGGCCAAGTCTGGGTGTGATAGTTCTGGATGTTCATTGAATACCATATTATGAGGTGGAAGATCACCATTAGTAAAGGTGACTGATTCTCCTGTAGAAATAGTCACCTCGTTTGGTTCAAAGATTAGGTTACCATTGGCACCCATCTGTATGTCTGCTGCGTATGCCATGCTAGGTCCCACAGCAATTCCTGCTAAGATTAGGAGCAACCACCACCCTCGTATGAGGTACTTGAACCTGAATACATTCTCTTGTTTCATACTAAACTTCCTGTTGATCTTAACCAGTCCAATCCTGATTCGTTTGTACACCTATCCAAATAAGAAGGATGCTCCTTTAGAAAAGGAACATCCTCTTTAGCGTGCTCTATTGCTTCGTATGCATCGGTAGCATATTCACAGATTTCATGATGAGTTTGTTGTAGGTCATGATAACCTACTGAGTAGTGAGAAAGGGGCATGATCTTTCAATCCACATTCTTATAATGTCAATATTTATTATAGCACATAGGTAAAAGTACGCAACTATGTGTGGGCTCAAACACTATGTTAGGGTGTCACTATACCCCTTTACTCTCTTGTATTGCTTCCTTGATGACAGTCTTCAACTGTCTCAATTTTTTCTTACCTAGACCAGCACGTGTGTCTATCTTTACCTTCAACCAGTATACAAAAGCAAGTACCAGTATGAACTGAATACCTTCACCCCATGATAGGTTCCATGCCTCGTTCAGGTCAAGAGATGCTGCTGCTAATAAGTTAATCATAATCCTATAGGTAATAGTATTCCAATGATAAGTCCCTTACTGAATGCAAGACAGAGCATTTGATAGTCAGACAAGTTAAACTTATCTTGTATCTTTTTTGCCACCTTCTTGTCCCACTCGACGACCTTATTAAAATAAGCTTTAGGTTTCATTAAATTTCTCCTGATAGAAATAGTCTACGTTGCTCCCAAGTTTGACCACTAGTGGAACCCCTACATGGATTTATACAATCCTCACTCTCCAAAGTATTGCAGAGTAAACATGCGAGGTCATGTGGACAACCCTCCTTACCTGTAGCCCAGTACAGTTGACCATCCAACCAACGTGCTTGACATAAAGAACATTGTTTAATCATAAAAACCTTAAGGGTAAAAAATTACCCGAATTTTTTTTCCGACTTTCCTGTAACCGAGTATCAAATTTCACACTGCAAGTTCTGATCTGTATAGATCTTTAGCTTGCTACAGATCCTTTCATACCTTACGTTCATGTCTGTATTATCTTTTGCGAATGACTTATAGTATTCACATGCCTTAAGCATCAACTCCATGTCTTCGCATTTAAACTGGTAACTCATCTATCCTTGCCATATAAGATCAGGCATTGCCTGTGGTGATTCTCTTCCGACTGTCAACATAAGAATGAAGTAGGAAACAAACCATATTATATTGTATCTCCATGCTTGTCGCCACAAATATTTGCGTACCCCCATAGAGATAGCAACCTTACGTAAGTCTTCAGTGTTATCCTCTTGTCCTTTAGATCTAAAGACCTGTTCAATAATCACAGCAACTATTGTACCTACCACTAGTGGATAGAATACAAAGTTTGCAAAGGACATTAAAAGTATTAGAAAATTAATCATGATTGTGTTGATCTTTAGTACGTACTGATGCGAATGCTCCCCTGTCATTATGACCGTGAGCAATTCCTAGTTCATGCATCCTAGCATGTTCTTTAATCTGATCTTTTTTATCTTTAGAACCAGGACCAAAGGTATTGTATATCCCATAAACTACAAGTGCTAAGATGGATAGAGCCATGAAGACTGCATATGCAGCACCACCATGTAAGTTAGCATGTGGTATGATCGCATTACATTTAGTCCATGTTCCTGGTAATGTATAAACTGGTGGGCATGATAAAAAAATCATCGTCTTGGTATGTAAGTTTGTGCTTTCTGAATCAATGGTAGTAAATCATTCTCTACCTTCTCTACTATCTGATCCAATATATTAATATCTATATCTAAAAATGGTGGAATGATACCAAGCAACCTCAAGGTTCCATCAAGAAACAATGCAAGGCAGGTGAACCCTAGTATCATACTAATAATGGTAGCATCTCTGTTATGTTTGGCCATTGAGGCTTCATCAATACGCTTTGCTTCCTCAAGTGCTTCAGCAATCATTAGATCAACTTCTTCCTTGGTATAGCAAAGAGTTTTGATTGTCTCTTCGGTCATCTTCCCTCTCTAGATTTGTTTCGGATGGTAATGTGATTGTCTTCTCTTGCAATCTCTAAGTAGTCTCTATGATCCCATCCAAGTTCTGCATAAAGAGCATCAAGTTTCTTCATATCATCCCATAGATCGGTGGGAGTAGGCTCCCCCCAATATGGATTGTCATCTGGGTTCATATTATACAATGGTTTTCACTATTTAATAACATAAAAAAATGAGGGGTGTTATACCCCTCATTATATCTGAATTTGGTAACAGTGTCAAGTTATCCTATAGAAGGAGCAACAAGTGCAACCTCAGATGTCTCAGCAGATGCTAAGTCAAGTGGGAAGTTGTGTGCATTTCTTTCATGCATAACTTCCATACCAAGGTTTGCTCTGTTAAGAACGTCACCCCAAGTAGGAACAACCTTTCCGTTTGCATCAACAACCGACTGGTTGAAGTTGAAACCGTTGAGGTTGAATGCCATTGTACAGATACCCATAGAGGTTAACCATATACAAACAACTGGGAACGTAGCAAGGAAGAAGTGAAGTGAACGACTGTTGTTGAATGATGCATACTGGAAGATCAAACGACCAAAGTATCCATGAGCAGCAACGATGTTGTAGGTCTCTTCTTCTTGTCCGAACTTGTATCCGTAGTTCTGTGATTCATTTTCGGTAGTCTCTCTAATTAGAGAAGATGTAACGAGTGAACCATGCATAGCAGAGAACAATGCTCCACCGAACATACCTGCAACGCCTGCCATATGGAATGGATGCATTAAGATATTATGTTCTGCTTGGAATACGAACATGAAGTTAAACGTACCTGATATACCGAGAGGCATACCATCAGAGAATGATCCCTGACCAAAAGGATATACAAGGAATACTGCGAACGCAGCAGATACTGGAGCAGAATATGCTACACAGATCCAAGGACGCATACCTAAACGGTATGATAATTCCCACTGTCTTCCCATGTATGCTGAGATACCTATGAGGAAGTGGAAGATAACCAACTGATAAGGACCACCATTATACAACCACTCATCGAGTGATGCAGCTTCCCAGATGGGATAGAAGTGAAGTCCAATAGCATTGGATGAAGGTACGACAGCACCAGAGATGATGTTGTTACCGTACATAAAAGAACCTGCTACAGGTTCTCTGATCCCATCGATATCGACAGGAGGTGCAGCGATAAACGCTATGATGAAACAGGTTGCAGCAGCAAGCAAGCATGGAATCATGAGTACACCGAACCAACCAACATAAATTCTGTTGTTTGTTGATGTAACCCACTCAGTAAACTGAGGCCATCCTTGAAGTAATGCACCGTCTCTTTTTTGTAGAGTTGTCATTAGTCCAACTTTAAGTAGGGCAGCAGGGTAACTGCGAAACTTAGATCCTTCAGAACCCTAGACCTGAAGGTAGGATGAGAGACGTAATTTAACCTCCCATAGGTCTCGGTTAACGGGAGCATATAATTGTCCTCGATTGAAGACACTAGTATTATATATGAAGTTTTGTATCTTTGTCAAGCCCCTATGCCAGTTTAGAAACTGGGTTCCAAATCGTATTGCTTCTCCTCACACTCAGAGTATGTAAGACCATCCCAATAAGAATGGTATAACCTTCCCCATATTACTTTGAACTCATGTTCATCTAAATTTTTAAACAAGCAACGATCTTTCAAGTATATGTGGTAGGTCTTCATGATTTCTTTCCTGTTACTGCTCCTATCATAGATTTAACAAACACTTTTAGTAAAGAATACCATGCATCCTTACTGTCTCCTGATAGTTCATCAAACAAATCCATGTTCAACTTGAATGCATGATTTGCTTCAGCAATTATATCATCAACCTGTCCCTGATCAAGAGGTATAGTGTTTAATGCACTACGATACGTGTCTTTGTATGCTTTCTTATCATCTATATCAAACTCATAGAACTTCAGACCCTCACCTTCTCGTAGATTCAATGCCTTCTCTGCTATACCTTTAAGTATCTGACCACCAGATAGATCACCGAGGTACCTAGTGTAATGATGTCCTATTAATAGTTTAGGATTATCTTCTGCTACCTCATGTATCCTCTCAACATATTGAATAGCACTCTCTGATGGTTGTATAATACCTCTCCAGTTAGGTCCATAGTAGTACCTAACATCCATCTTGAGTTGTTCTACTCGTTTAAGTTCTTTGAAATTGATAGGAGCAATGTACTCATTGTCCTCCAACCTCTCCATCTCCTCTTCAATAGCAGAGTATACGAAATAGAAATCCTTTATGAGTGTCCTATAGTTCTCTTCACTTACGACACCACGCAGAAAAGATCCCACAAACTTAGTGTTCTCTGCTGCTGTGTGGGATCTCTTTGTGCCTGTCTTTAATTCAGCTGCTAACATATCATTGACCAGTTGATCGACGATCTGTAATTGAATCAGTAGCAGATGATCTAAAATATTTGTTTATAACTTCAACCTGATCATCATACCTAGCAATCTTATCAAGTTCAACTTGTATTGCTTCTGTTATATCAGAGTGCTCTCCAATACCTGCTGGATGTTCTAGATAAACTTCTACGTTTGCTCTATGTTTTGCAATCTCACCTTGTGCATGTGCGAGTACTGCTCTAACTAATTGTTCCCTCATGTGGAGTGCCATGTTCGTCTCTATACCTATAGATTATTATAGGGTATTTAGAACGACTTGTCAATCATCCATCATAAAATACATCATAGTCATTAACATGACTGTCACTGGTACAACAACACCCAAGATCATGAGTGTCATCCTCACAATTTCCATTAGATCAGTCCCAATGATCCTGCAGTGAAACCTACTGCACAAAAGAAACCAAATTCATATAGTGCGTAGTAAGGACTACTGAAGAACGAATTGACCGACATTTGTATATGCTACTGTTGCTGTGATTGCTACGAAGAAAATGATTGGCATGTTATGCTCCTGATGGTACTGGTTGCATTTGTGCTACACGGACACCCTTACCTCCTTGGAAGTCATCATCATCGTCGTCGTTGACGGCACGAAGAATTAATTCTACCAACACCAAAGCAGCCATGGGATAGAAAACCCAGAGGACTGCTACTAGTGGTGATATACTGTCTGTTGCGGCTGAGAAGTCGCCCATGTATCTTTAAGAAATGTTACTGAAAGTATTTAGTTTTGTTAAGGTTTAAGCAAAGTACTTAAACTTAGTGTAAACGATTACACCAATCCAAAAGGCTACCATTGAGAACCTTCCGTTTGCTCGTGCCCATAGGTCGAGTGCTTGTGTTGGATTCATTAGAATATACCTGGAATGATTTGTCCTGTGGTGAAGTATGCACCGACAGCTGCGACGAAACCAATCATGGCCATCCAACCGTTAAACTTTTCTGCTTCTGGGGTCATTGTTCTTAGATTTAATAGGGGTAGAATTGAAAGAGACCTGACTGCTTCACGCAATGCCAGGTATGATCCATCCGAAGATGGCATAGTTATGGATTGCTGCGAACAAACCAATCATCGCTAGGCGACCATTAGTTCTCTCAGCATTCTCCCAGTAACCTTCGTAGTCTTCAACCATTCTCATTTCTGGTTCAGCAGCAAAGATATTCTGCTTACCATACTCTGTGGTTGTATAACGTTTTGTACTGGCAGTTGAAGTAGTCATAAAACTTCATTAAGAAACGTAACAATATTATATAGGAAAGATTAAGTTTCTGTCAAGCCCCACATGTGCGGTCTTCCGAACCTCCATAAGTCCTACCTATGGTGGGTATAAGTGCTTATGATATGTTACCTATTTTACAGATGCTGATCGCATACATATATTACAGGGAAAGGTGTAAACTCAATGAAAAAATTACTTCCTCTTGTTATGTTAATGGGATTCACTAGTCCCGCAATGGCAGATATAA